ATAATCTGGATGCCGTGGATCAACATACACTCCATCTTTGAATATTGACGCGCTGTACATAGAATCACTGAAACGGCATTCATATCTGTCAGAAAGTCCCATTCTTTCAAGCAATGCATTGGCATCTTCGACTGTAGCCTGTTCCCATGCCGAATTCTGTGTAACTGCTGCGTGAATTGAATGGAATGTAGACCCATATTCACTCTGCACTTCGTAGCCACTACCAGATACATTCGCATCATCAACGAAATGACCGTACTCATGCCAGAATGTTCTCGTGATATCTTCGGGAGTTCTGTCATCGCCTCCGCTGTCTTTAGTAAGCATCGTGATTGTACCTGAGCCTGAGGTATAGTGAGATACTTCGTTGTCGCTCACGCTCTTGTCCGTCCATGCTACATGAACATTTCCAGCAGTTCTATCTACGATTCTAAGCATATCGTCATCCATGGAACTGATGCTTCCAAGTATATGCGATCTGTACAGCTCGGGAATGTCACCAAGAGACTCACTGATGTGCTGGATAGCACGCTCTCTAATAATTCTTGAATCCTCTTCGTCTTCCTGCTGCTCTTCCTTTTTCCCCCGCTTTTCCTCAAGCCACTTCTCATAGCTCTCCGTTTTCTCGCCTTCGTGCTCCGCCTGATGCTCCGGGTACACGTAAATCATGGTGCACCGGCAGTTGTACACCAGCTCCGGCGGAGCCAGCGGGTCGCCCGGATACGCAATGTGCATATCCCCGACCGTGAAGTCATCGTCCACATCGCGCTCCTGCCCATCGAGGTACGCGTGCGTATCGCGGACGCGTGCGTCATGCGCGGCGAGCCACTTCTTCTTCACCCGGATGCCCATCTGCTGCGTATCGTGCAGGCGCTCGATGCGCCCGGCATTCTGCGCCCCGGTCATGGCTGTGCGGGCGAAGAGAACCATCTTGTCGCCGTTGCTGGTCGCCAGCTGCTGCCCCAGCTCGTCCGCGATGTCCGGGATTGGCTTGCCTTGTATGATGGCTCTTGTCAGCGTACTGCGCACGCGCTCCTCGTTCCACGTGTAGTCCTTCTTTTCGTTGATCTTCCACTCCGGGAGCATCTGCGGATTCGTCCGCATGAGCCGATCAACCGTCTTCGCGTCGTACAGGTGGAAGTCCACCGCCGCGCCAAGCCTGCCCTCCAGCTGGTACGCGGCGTAATTCGCTGACTCCGTGAACACATCGCGCACCGTGCCGCGCATGAGCTGCCGCGCCTTCTCGTCTGCGTCGGTGTACACCCGGACGATGTCATCGAGCTTATCCTGCCACTGCTTGCCGATGAACACCTGACCTTGGAGCCACGCTTGGTAGTCCGCCATGCTGATCTCGCCAGCGTTGACCTTCTGGAGGAGCTTCGCGGCCTTGGCCTTGTGCTTCGCCGTGAACTCCGTGATCTGCCGCCGAACCTCCTGCGCGGCCTGCTTGTACGTATCGGCAATCTTCTTGGCGTATGCGGCCTCTTGCTGGTCGGTGTACCGGTCAATGTGGTCAGGCATTCAGCGCACCCCCGTGTCCGGCGTTAGAACACGCCCTGTACTCCAAAGCCCTCCGGCTCGAAACGCTCCTGGTTTTGCTGCCCTTTGCGGGCGAGGATGTCCGGGATTTCGTCCACAGTGATATTCGGCAGCTTCGTCAGGAGCGTCTCGTCATCGAGGTACTGAGCCTCCATCATAACCATCTGCACCTGTTCCATCTGGTTACTGATGCGGTTCCTTTTGAACACCGGCGTGTCCTCAATGCCGATGAGCTTCAGCAGCTGCTGCACGAAGCGGATGATTTGGTACTCAAAGTCATCTGCTTCCTCATCCATCGGTTGATACGCCGCGTCGATGTGATCGTTCGTAGCACCGGCGGCAACCGTGTGAACATCCAGCGCCCCGAAGCTCTCGTATATCTGCGCCCGGAGTTCGGCAAGGCAGGCCGTCCGCCCCGCCACCGGGACATCCTGCGTGTACGGCGTGACGGAGCTGTTGTCCGTGTCTACCACGCCGATGTGCAAGAATTTGAGCTGGTCACGGAACCGCATCAGGTCATCCGTCTCCATGCCGGACGCGTTGCCCAGGAGCCAGTAAATCTGAGCGCACTCGTTGATGTCGTTCGCGAAGCCGGACGAGATCATGTCGAAAGCGTCGATGTGGCTCTTGATGCCCTCCAGCGCGGAGACGTGCATCGAATTGCCGTAGACCGGGATAACCGGCAGGCCGCTGTAATTCGTCTCGCCGATGACCCTGTCGCCCTCAGCCTCGCTGTGCTGCACGATCTGGATGTAGCCGCGCTTCGGCTCTACCTCTTCGATGTCCAGCCCCTTGCGCTTCGGCTTCGTGCGGTAGGTCGTGTATCCGTCCTCTTCGTACAGCACCACGGTCACCGGCTTCAAGTCCCAGTCCACCGACCAGAACCGTGCACCCGCCCGGAGCGTGCCGTCCGTCTCGTCCAGCAGCGGCATGAACTCCGTCATCGGGAACACATGGCCTCTGTCCTTGTTCCAAAAGCCGTACGCCACGCCATGGACGAGTGCTTTTTTCATAAGCTGGAAAACGAACGTGTCGAAGTCCTGACCGAGCCTGTCCTTCGTCTTGTCCGACACCGCGAAGCTGATGCCATTGCCCAGCGAGTAGGTGCACCGCTGAACCACCAGCCGATGGAAGAAGTTGCTGCACAGCTGAACATTGCTCGCCGTGAAGTCCGTGACTGCCGTGCCAGTCATCGTGTACAGCTTCTTTACGCTGTCAAGAATCGCGGTGTTGCGCTGCTTGTAATACTCGTCAGCCTCCAGCGCGAAATTGTACTCGTCGCTCTGGCGGTAGGCGGTGATTGCGGTCTGGAGGAACTTGACCTTGTCCGTCGCCGCCTCGAAGTCTTGGAACGTATAGAACATCGGAATCACCCCTTTTATCCGCCGAACGGCGATACATACTTGATGCCGGAGCGCGAATCAAAATACCGGGCAACGCAAGCCGCGCTGTCCGGTGCATCGTCGTGCTCTGCGTCTTCGGTGTAGTTCATGACCTGCGCGATGTACGCCGGGTCTGTACCCTCCAGCCAGACGATATTGTCCCACCACTTGCGGAGGTAGCTGCTGATCTTGGCGTACTTGCTCTCCTTCTCGTGGTACTGGTGCGCCTTCGCGCCCTTCGCCCGGATTTCCTTCGCGAGGAACCCCTTGTCACCGTTATCCTCGCAGTGTATCGGGCTGCACATCAGCTCACCGGCCTTGTCAACGCAGACATCCAGCACCGTGTCCACGTGCGCGTGCCAGAGCCTTCCGTACAGATACAGCTTGCCTTCGTGCCGCTTGCCGCAGGTGAAGGCTGTGAAGTCTTCGCCGCCATATGCCGCGTCGATGTGCGCGATGCCATCTCGGAGCAGGTCTGCATCCTTTGTGAATGTCGGAGCCGTCGTGAACAGCGCGTTCTCCGCCGCGATGTGCTGCAGCTCGTAGTTGGCGGCGAACAGCGACGGAGCCATGCTGTGCCGCAGCGTTTCGATCTGCTCTTGAGACAGCAGCCCGGTGTGGTAGCAGTCCCACTTCTGCGGAGCTGGCATCAGCGTGAAAGCATCATCTGGATGCCACGGCGTGCCGGTGTTGATGATGCGCCCGCCCCGGTTGCGGATATTCTGCAGCTCCTGATAGACGGCCTTCGTGCGGTCTCGCTCTGCCCGGCTTAGTCTGTCACGCAAGTTGACGATGTCGTCCGTGATGATGATGTCCGCGTGCTTACCGGTCAAGGAGCCGCCGATGCCGATGCCCTGCAGCTGTGCCGCGCCGCGTGGTGCGCTGTAGCAGTCCAGCGTGATCTCCGCATTGTTGTCCCGGACGATCTCCAGCGTGCGGTTGGTCAGCGCCGCATATATGGCGCTTGTCAGCGGCTCGGTGAGGATGCGCTTGACGCCCTTGATAACCTCCGCCACGTCGTTGTCCGTCTTGCGCAGGAAGATGATGTTTCTGCCCCGCTCTTTGAGCATCAGCAGCGCGATGGCCAGCGTCAGGCACGTGGTCTTGTAGCTGCCTCGATGCGCCTGCAAGGTGATGTCCTCACGCCCGTGCAGCATCTGGCGCAGCCATTCGCCATGCATCCCGTCTGTCAGGTCAACAAACCCAAGCGCACGACCAAGCGCCGCCGGGTGCTGGAGAAACCACCGCGCCTTGTCCTCTGCGGTCATGCATCATCACTCGCCCCTGCGAAAGCCTCATCCAGCGCGGACATATCCGGCGCGGAGACTTCCACCTTGTCCGCCGGTTTCTCGCCCGCGTATGATGCCACCAGATTGAGCGCACTCTGGTCTCCTTTTGCCATCTCGACCGCCTGCTTGTAGATAGCCAGCTCGGCGAACGTGACATCCGCCACCTTGATGCCGAAGAACTCCGCAATCGGCTTGAGCTGGTCATCACTGAGCGGCGGGTGTCCGTAAAGCGCCTGCGTGGCGATGTTCTTCAGGCACTTCCGAATCGGGATGTTTGCAATCCGCGCTGCCGCGCCCTTCTTCGCGGCTTCTACCGCTCGTTCACCGGCAAAGCGC